TATTTAACCCAGAGGGACATTTTCGGTCGGGATTCGGACCAGGCCACGCGATTCGCACTCGGCGCGTTTTTCTTGTGTGTTCCTTTCCGCGTCGGGAGGGGTTGCTTGAGTCGCGTGGTCTGACCTGAATCTCGGTCGAACCTAACAACAACATATTGTCACAGGGGTGAAAATCAATGCCGCGCAAGGCAAAGCCTATCGAAGTACCGAAGAGGCCGCCCCGTTCTCCCGAGGAGGCCGAGGATCGTCTCATCTCTCTGGCAACTACGAGGGCCGAGATGATGCTTGCCGAGGGCACGGCGCCTCCGTCAGTCGTGATCCACTATCTCAAACTCGGAACCAGTCGAGAGAAGCTCGAACAGGAGCGACTCCGCGCCGAGAACAAGATGCTCAAGGCCAAGGCCGAAGCGCTCGAGTCCTCTGCCAGAGGTGAAGAGGCTTACGCCGAGGTCCTTAGAGCATTCCGTGCGTATTCCGGCGGTGGTGTCGGTGAGGACGTACTCTGAACTGATCGAGCTTCCAGACTGGGACTCGAGACTGCGCTACTTGCAGACTTTCTCGGACCCATACGCACGCACATTCGGCGAGGGTCGCTACCTGAACCAGAGGTTCTATCACTCGCCGGAATGGAAGAGGTCTCGAGACATCACAATCGCTCGAGACCTGGGTCGAGATCTTGGCATAGAGGGAATGGAGATCCAGGGGAAGCTCCTAGTTCACCACATGAATCCGATGAAGCCCGAGGATCTCATAGACTTCAACCCTGTGGTGCTCGATCCGGAATACCTCATCACCGTGTGCCATGACACGCACAACGCTATACACTACGGCTTCGCTCGAGAGAGCGAGCTGATCGAACGCCGAGAGGGAGACACCAAGCTATGGTGAACGATTATCGAGACGAGCTCTTTCATTACGGCGTTCCGGGAATGAAGTGGGGTCGACGTAAGACCTACGAGAAGGTCGGCCAGCAGACCATCGGCTCGAAGTCCACGGCGCAGATCATCGCCGACAAGCGGGCCGCACTTCGGTCGGAAACCCAAGGTCGATTCGCCAAGGCATCCGTCTCGTACTTCGCCAAAATGGCCGGCGTCCAGCGAGGTGCCGCCAACGCGAAGAAGCAGCACGACGCCAAGGTCGAGCGAGAGCGGAAGAAGAAAGAACGGGAGCGGATTCGTGCCGAGAAGGCCGCCGCTCGAGCAGCAAGAAAGGCGGCACGAGGCAAGTGACACGTTATAAGGACGAGCTGTTTCACTACAGCGCAAGGCTTCCCACTCCGCAGCCCCTTCGCAAGAAGAAGAAGCGCATTGTGGCGGAAGGGAGCACTCAGGACGACGATGAGAAGGCGCCCAAGAAGAAACTTTCCCGTCGCCAGATGCTCATCCAGGCTCTCCAGAAGAATCCGTCGAAGATCGGCACTGATGCGGATGAGTCGGAGCAGGACCTCTCGGCAAAGTCCAAGCGCAAGAAGCTCGCTTACAAGAGCGTGAAGGGCAAGCCGCGATTCCCCCTCAAGAAGGCTTCACGCTAATGCCTGATGGGTCGATTCTCCAGACCATCAAGAAGATGCTCGGCCTCGAGGCATCGTACACCGCATTCGACGACGAGCTCATCTCACATATAAACTCGGCGATCTTCGAATCTGCCCAGCTCGGCCTGCCCCGTTTTCACATCACCGGGCCGACCTCAACGTGGGGCGAATGGCTCGGAGAGGACGAGTTCAAAATCGAGGCGGTAAAGTCACTAGTCTACGCACGAGTGCGACTCGACTTCGACCCGCCGAACAACTCCTACGTCACCGAGGCATTCCAGAAGCGGATCACCGAATTGCAGTGGCGCATCAACCAGGAGAAAGAATTCTCATGAGCAGCTCCATCTCTCGCCCCGAGGATGTCCTTGCACATCATGGTGTCAAGGGCATGAAGTGGGGTATTCGCCGGTCTCGCAAGAGCAGCGGTTCAAGCCAGACCGGCCCCAATAAGCAGGAGGCTCGCAAAGCGTCATCTCTGTCCGACGCCGAGCTTCAGCGTCTCGTGAACCGTGCTAACCTGGAGCGCCAGTACAACCAGGCGTACGGTCCCAAGCCCTCTCAGCGCAGTCGTCTTAAGAAGCAGCTCGCCTCGCTTCCTGGAGACATCGCTGTGAGCGCCATTCGTAATGTCGGCACGAAGTACGCCACCAATTATCTCGACAGCGCCGTATCCGCAGGAGCCAAGGCCTCCAAGAAGCGGAAGAAGCGGAGCTGAGCCCCTAAATGCTCAGTAATACCGCAACCCCGCGTTATTATGCTGAGTTCCGTGCGAGAGTCCTGTCGGGCGAGATCCCGGTATGCCACGAAATCGAACTGGAGATGAATCGGATCGATGACCGTGTTCGTAATCCTAGTTTCTACTATGACGATCTTGCGGTCGAGGGTTTCATCCGCTTCTGCGAATCGGAGATGACTCTCACTGACGGTCAGGATCTTGTCCTTCTGGACTCGTTCAAGCTATGGGCCGAGGAGATCTTCGGGTGGTGGTATTTTATCGAGCGCTCGGTTTTTATCCAGAACGAGAACGGCCGCGGAGGGCATTTCGAGAAACGCAAAGTCAAGCAGCGCCTCATCAATAAGCAATACATCATCGTTGCTCGAGGCGGGGCCAAGTCTCTATACGAGACGTTGCTGCAAGCGTATTTTCTCACAATCGATACCACCACGACCACACAGATCACTACCGCCCCGACCATGAAACAGGCCGAGGAGGTGATGCAGCCTCTTCGAACTGCCATGACTCGGAGCAAAGGTCCCCTGTTCTCGTTCCTGACCGACGGCGAGATTCGAAACACTTCGGGTTCCAAGGCTGATCGTCAGAAGCTCTGTTCCACAAAGAAAGGGATCCAGAACTTCATGACGAACAGCATCGTTGAGGTCCGCCCAATGTCCATCGACAAACTTCAGGGGCTCAGACCAAAGCTCTGCACGGTGGATGAGTGGCTCTCCGGCGATATTCGAGAGGATGTCGTCGGTGCTCTTGAGCAGGGAGCATCCAAGGTCAACGACTGGCTTATTGTGGCCGTCTCCTCCGAGGGCACGGTTCGAAACGCCAGCGGTGACGATATCAAGATGGAGCTCCTCAAAATTCTCAAAGGCGAATACCGAGACGAGCACACGTCCATATTCTACTACCGCCTCGACGACGTCAAAGAGGTTGGGGATCCGGACACGTGGCAGAAGGCTCAGCCGAACCTCGGCATGACCGTCACGTATGATACATATGCTCGTGACGTTGAGCGCGCCGAGAACGTTCCCTCAGTCAGGAACGATATTCTGGCCAAGAGGTTCGGTCTCCCCATGGAGGGATACACGTACTTCTTCACCTACGACGAGACGATTCCGCATCGGAAGCAGGATTTCTGGCAGTTGCCCTGCGCTATGGGTTGCGACCTATCCCGAGGCGACGACTTCACGGCGTTCACGTTCCTGTTCCCCCTCAGCGGGGATCGTTTCGGCGTGAAGACTCGGTGCTACGTTTCCGAGAAATCCGTCCTGATGCTCCCCGCATCACTGCGACGCAAGTATCAGGAATTCCTCGACGAGGGCTCCCTTCAAGTTATGGACGGAACCGTTCTCGACATGATGGAAGTCTACGAGGATCTCGATCGCTACATTCTCGACCAGAATTACGACGTTCGGGCAATGGGGTTCGACCCGTACAACGCTCGAGCGTTCGTGGAGCGCTGGACTCGAGAGAATGGCGAATACGGAGTCGAGAAAGTTGTCCAGGGCGCCAAAACCGAATCCGTGCCTCTCGGTGAGATCAAGAACATGGCGTTCAACCGCCTGCTTCTCTTCGATCAGGCGATCATGCAGTTCACCATGGGAAATTGCATCGCCCTGGAGGATACCAACGGCAACCGCAAGCTTTACAAGGATCGCAGAGAGCAGAAGATCGACTCCGTGTCCGCACTGCTCGACGCTTGGGTTGCATACAAAGTCCACCGAGAGATATTCGATTGAAAAGGAGGCCGGCGGTGTCATTCGCGTCCAGGCTCAAGCACGCCTACAACGCGTTCACGAATCAGGACAGATCACCGGACTGGAATCTGGGTACTTCCTACGCCAGTCGACCCGATCTCCCTCTCAGCGTGTACAACATGGACTCGTCCATTGTCAACACGCTTTACAACATCATCTCGATCGACGTGGCGGCTACTCCGATACGGCATATTCAGCTGGGGGAGAATGGTCGCTTCGAGTTCGAGCGAGCGTCGTCTCTCAATGACTGTCTTGAGTTCGCGCCGAACAAGGACCAGAGCGGGCGAGCCTTCATTCAGGACATCGTCCATACATGCTTCGAGTACGGCGCGGCGGCCGTGGTACCTGTTGACACGGACCTGAACCCGAGGGAATCGAACACCTTCGAGATCAAGTCCATGCGTGTAGGCTACGTGACGCAGTGGTATCCGGACCATGTCAAGGTACGGCTCTACAACGATCGCAAAGGCGAGCGCGAAGAGCTGATTCTGCCGAAGAGGACTGTGGCCATCATTCAGAACCCGTTCTACGAGGTGATGAACAAGCCGAACTCCACTCTTCAGCGCTTGGCGCAGAAGCTCACCCTTCTGGATGTCGCGGACAAGAGGGCGTACTCGGGCAAGCTAGATATCATCATACAGCTGCCCTACACCATCAAATCCGAGGGTCTGCAGAAGAGAGCCGACGCCAGACTGAACCAGATTTCGGATCAGCTCACCAAGTCGACGTATGGAATCGCCTATGCCGACGGTACGGAGAAGATAACGCAGCTCAACCGTCCGGCCGAGAGCAATCTTCTGGCCCAGATCCAGTATCTGACCAAGGAGCTCTACGCTCGACTCGGCGTCACCGAGAACGTCTTCAACGGCACAGCCAAGGAAGAGGAACTCGCACAGTACTGGAACCGAACGGTTGAACCGATGCTCGACGCAATTTCGATCGCGTTCACTCAGACGTTCCTCACCAAGACAGCCAGGACACAGGGACAGCGAGTCAAGTATTTGAAGGATCCGTTCCGCCAGGTACCGCCGTCCAAGATGATCTCGGCGCTTGACACACTCCTTCGAGACGAGGTCATCTCGTCCAACGAAGGTCGTTCGTATCTGTCCCTTCCGCCCGCTCCTGACGATGGTGCGGACGCCCTGCAGAATGCGAACATCAACCCGTCCGCCAGCACGGCGCTGGACGCATTGCCGTCTCAGGCCACGCCGGCCCAGGACGAGTACGACACTGAACCTACGGACGGAGGTCAAAATGGCGTATGACTTCAGCGGGTACGCCACAAAGAACGACCTGACCTGCTCAGACGGTCGGATCATTCGCCGCGACGCCTTCCGTGACAACGACGGAGCCACCGTCCCGCTTGTGTGGCAGCACGGTCATAACGACCCTGCGAACGTCATTGGACACGCGAAGCTCGAGAATCGCAAGGACGGCGTGTACGCCTACTGCTCCTTCAACAAGACCGACGCGGCTGAGACCAGTCGCGAGCTGGTCGAGAACGGAGACGTGGACTCGCTGTCGATCTATGCCAACCGCCTGTCCCACTCAGGACCTAGCGTGACGCATGGAAACATCGTTGAGGTCTCGCTCGTGCTTTCGGGTGCGAACCCCGGGGCGCTCATCGACAACGTGGCCATTCAGCACTCCGACGGATCCTACGAGGACGCCGAGGATGAGGCCATCATCTACACCGGCACTACACTCTCGCACTCGGACGAAGAGCCCGAGGATGAAGAGTACACCGAAGAGGAAGAGGAGGGCGACGTGGCCGACGAGGAGTTCGATGTCAACGAGTTCGTTGACTCCCTCACCGACGAGCAGGTTGACACTCTGTACGATTTCATCCAGTCCCTCCAGGACGAGGATGACGACAACGACAACGACGAGGCCGAGCACGGTTTCGGCAAGGAGGATGTTCTGGTGCACTCCAACATCTTTGAGGGTTCGGACGAGCCGGTCTACGGCGAGGTTCTGTCCCACTCCCAGATTCAGGAGATCTTCGAGGACGCCGCCCGCCCGGGCATGACCCTCAAGACTTCGTTCCTGGCTCACGCTCAGGACTACGGCATCAAGGAGCCGGAGAAGCTGTTCCCCGACGCCACGCTGGTGGACAAGGAGCCCCAGCGCGTCATGCGCGAGAACAGCTGGGTCTCCAAGGTTCTCAACGGTTGCAAGCACACGCCGTTCTCCAGGGTCAAGACCCAGTGGTCCGACCTGACGCCTGACACTCTTCGCGCCAAGGGCTACGTGAAGGCCAGCCGCAAGAAGGACGTCGTCTACGAGGTGGCCAACCGTACCACCACGCCGACCACGATCTACAACAAGACTCGTATGGACCGTGACGACATCCTGGACATCACGTCCTTCGACGTTGTCGCCTGGATGAAGCAGAACCTGCGTCTCGCTCTTGACGAGGAGCTGGCTCGCGCTATCCTGATCGGTGACGGCCGCGACGTGTCTTCCCCGGACAAGATCAAGGAGGCCAACATCCGTCCGATCTGGAAGGATGATGAGCTCTTCGCCCACAAGGTCACCCTTGATGCCACTGCGGATCAGTACGCCGTCATCGACGCCGTTCGCCGTGCCCGGAAGAACTACAAGGGTTCCGGATCCCCGGTTCTCTACACAACCAACGAGTTCGTCTGCAACCTGCTCGAGCTCCGCGACAAGAACAACAGGTACGTCTTCCAGACCCCGCAGAACATCGCAACCAGCCTGAACGTCTCCGACCTGGTCGAGGTTGAGGTCATGGAGGGCGCCGAGCGTGACGATGGCGGCAAGCGCAAGCTGCTCGGCATCATTGTCAACCTGTCCGACTACACTCTTGGTGCTGACAAGGGTGGCGAGGTCAACTTCTTCGACGACTTCGACCTGGACATCAACCAGCAGAAGTACCTGTTGGAGACTCGCTGCTCCGGCGCGTTGACCAAGTACAAGAGCGCTCTGGTCATCGAGCAGAAGACGGCCTGATTCGTCAAAATGGCTAAGTTCTTCGGAAAGATCGGTTACGGCGAGTCCGTACAGGTCAAGCCCGGGGTTTGGCAGGACAAGATCACCGAGAGATCGTACTACGGCGACGTCACACGAATGATGAAGCAGTATGTCTCGACCGACAAGGTGATCCCGGATCTCCGCACGAACAATCAGATCCGCATTCTCGCGGACGCGTTCGCTCTGGAGAACTTCACGGCCATCAAGTACGTGGAATGGATGGGGGCGCGCTGGTCCGTCAGCAATGTCGAGGTCGCACGCCCCCGTCTAGTCCTCGACCTCGGAGGGGTGTACAATGGGCCGACTGCAACTCCATGAGTCTTTGGTTGGGGCCCTTGGCTCGGACCATGTGTACTACCAGCCACCGGAATCGGTCAAGCTCGTCTATCCGTGTATTGTCTATCAGCGTAACAACGCCTCGCCGTATTACGCCGACAACGTGCTGTGGTGGAACTTGATCGGCTATCAGGTCACGGTTATCGATCGTGATCCGGACAGTGTCGTGAACGACAAGGTGGCCGCAATACCGACGGCTCGATTCAGCCGCTTCTTCGCGACTGAGGGCCTCAACCACAATGTGTTCACCATCTACGCTTAGGAGGATGCAGCATGGCTGCTCTCACCTGGGACCAGGATGGCGCTCGCGTCTACGAGACTGGTGTTGACCACGGCGCTCTGTACGTCGTGGACGCTAGCACCGGCAAGTACGGCAAGGGCGTGGCCTGGAACGGTCTCACCAAGGTTACCGAGACCCCGTCAGGCGCTGACATCTCCGATGTCTACGCGGACAACATCAAATACCTCTCCCTCCAGGCCGCTGAGACCTTCGAGGGTACCATCGAGGCCTACACGTTCCCCGACGAGTTCATGGCCTGTGATGGAACCGAGGCTGCCGAGGCCGGAGTCTACCTCGGCCAGCAGGCTCGTGCGAAGTT